AGCTCTTCATCTGAAAAGAAAGGGCAAGATTCTTCTCTAAGAATCAGCTTCAGTTCATCAATTCTGTCCGTTACCATATCTCACACCTCACTCCAATGCTTCCAGAGCTGCTCTAAGCTTTCTTGTAGTCGTCAAACCGGAGATATCAAGACCCTTGTATTCTGCAAGAATCTTGAGTTCATCCATGTCAAGCTCAGACAGATCTCTGCTTGCCAGTTCCTCAGGATCTACCTCAACATATTCTTCCTCATCGGAGTCTTCATCTTCTACAGGTGTAAAGGAATCTTCCTCCGGCATAGGATGATGATGCCCAGAAGACTTCTTCTTGGGCTTTTCATCATCACTTTCAAGACTCCATCCTGCTGTTAAGAACTTATCAAGGGATCCTTTAGGAACGGTCATCTCTTTGTCTTTCTTATAGATTTTTATCATCTACTGCACCGCCTTTCCCTTACTGCTGCTTGGTGTCAAGAATGTAGACCTGATCAGCAGCTTCAAAGGACGGAAGGAAGATCATGGACACCTTGGTATCAACGTTCACAGGATCTGTCTCCTTGGTGGTAGTAACCGCTACACCTGTATCAGTGATGGTTACGTTTGCAGCATTTCCGGTCATCAGATCGGACTGTTCAGGAGTGGTACCGAACCAGGAAGTTCCAAGAGTTCCGGACGGGAACATAACAAATACATCATCATCGATGAACTGATGATCTACACCAGATTCATCCTTGTATTTCTTGGTATACTTAACGATCTCCAGATCCAGCTCCTCCTGAATGTAAGCCTTGATCTTGCTCTCTCTTACAGGAGCATTGGAGTCATTTCCGTTAAGAGCTGCTCTCAGTTCCTTGTTCTTGAGGAAATAACCCCAAGTCTTGGAAGAACATGTTGCACGAGTAGGTCTTACTCCAGTATCATCTTCGATCTTATCCAGACCAGCCTTGATGTCATCATAGATACTTGCATCAGGATTGCTCCAAGGAACGGTGGCATTACCCTTGTGTGCTTCAGGAATAGCATAATCATAGTCATAGTCCTGACCATTGGCAGTGATGCTGATTGCACCAGTAGTGAGTGCCTGCATGCGCATACGCTCACGCTGTGCTCTTGCACCAGACAGTAATCTGGTCTCATCATCAAATACATTATTCATGACAGAATCAATATATGCCTGATTTCCGGTCTCAAGCACCATGTTCAGCTGCTGACGCTGCTCTTCATCAACGGAAGTACTCTCCTTGAAGTAGGGCATGTCTGCGGACAGCTTATCAAACCCGATACGGTCTCTCTTCTTTGCCTTTGTATCATATGCGGAAGGAAGCAGTACAATGGGCAAACCTCTGGATCCTTTGATCCACTTAATGCTCAAACCCAACTTCTGCTGGGAAGGGAACAGTTCCTCACCCAAATAGGGGGGCTGCTGATTGATGAGAGTTTCCCAGTAGGAAACAACCGCTTCACTTGTTACAAGATCATAAATGGTTTTCATCTCATATCCTCCTTATCTTATTTTACGAGAGTAATCTTGCCGAGATTCTTCTTTGCTGCATCAGTCCACATAGCTGTGACAGTAGAGTCCAGCTTGCTTACATCAATGAAGCCGAAGATCAGAGCAGTAGCATTTGCATTACCAGATGTAACATCTACATCATGCAGCAAAGCACAGGTGGCATCACTGGTCTTAGGTGCACTATCACCAGTATCCTTTGCAACCGTAAAGGCTGTGTCTCTTGCAGTGAAATCACCTGCAAGGGGTGTTCCTGCTTTAATGATCTTTCTTCCATCAGAACCTGCTTCAACACCTGTTCCGGACACCTTGCAACCCAAGGAAAAAGCCAGTTCAGGAGCAATAAGAATGTTCTTTCTGGTTACTCCAGTAGTCTTTGTGATTCCAGTCTGATTTAACATTTTTTCTCCTCCTTGTTAAGATTTACTGAAAAAGCTGCTCTTGACAGAGGTGGATTTCACCTTGTTTTCTGCAAGCCTTTTTCCAATGTTATCTGTTCCCTGACCACCACGATTATGGTCAGCAGAACTTCCGGTTCCCCCTAAAGAAGAACCTGTGCCGAAAAAACCCGAGTATCTGGATTCTTTCTTCATTTCTTCGAACACTTTGTCAAGTGTCTTGTCATCGGTCACCTTTAATAAAGCAATAGCTAAAGCATCATCAACGCTGTCAGAATTCACCCCTGCTTTAATAGCTGCGAGCTTGTTTTCTGCAGCAATGGCTCTCTTTTCACTTTCAGAAGCAGAGTCTTCAAGCTTCTTTTTCTCTTCAGACTTTTTCTCTTCTTCAGTTTTCTGAGATTCTTTCCATTTCTTGAATTCTTCGGCTTCTGCTTTTGCAGTTTTTTCATCTGCACATCCAAAGATCTTAAGAATGGAATTCTTACCCTGACTTTTCTCTCTTGCACCGATTGTGTTCACCTCATCCTGAGTGAACGTCTTTGTTCCAGAATCATGAGTCTGGTCTCCTTCGGAACTACCGGATCCTCCCTGATCTGTTCCTGATCCAGAGGTATCTTCTGCTCCTCCCTGACCTCCATCGGGGTCAAGTAACTTGTAAGTGAGTCTTGTGAATCTGAACATATTGCTGTTCCTTTCTCCAGTTATAGACATGGTGTCTCTCAATCCAGAATTCTACCTATCGGAAGATCTCCTCTGGTAAGAGATCTCCGTATTTCTGTAACAGATCTTTGACATAAGACAGAGCTTTATCTTTCAGCTGTTCAGCTTTATCGAGTTTCTGTCTCAGCTTGTCTTTGTTAGGGAGAGAACTGTGATACAGTTTTCTATAAGAGCTCTCTGCATCAGTGTATTGCTGCTGGAGTTTTTTGCCCCAGTAATCCATGATGGAGATGACGTAGTTCTGCCCACAGTTGGGGCATTTGTAGAACGTAACCTCAAGCTCTTTCCCGTCGATCTTTGTTTTTGCAGTTTTGAATTCAATCTTCTTGGCATCAAACTCATGGCTGCAAGCGTCACAGACAATAACAGGTTTAGGGTTATTTGTGTTCATGACGAACCTCCTTTAGGATAGTATACTACTATCCTACAAAAAAGTAAAGCGAAAATTTTAATGTTTTTTCACAGCTCTTTTCACCTCAGAAATGGGGAACCCAAGGCTTTCAGCAAACTTATCAAGCTCAGGACTGTCCTCCCCATGTGCCCACGCAACTAAAGAGTCAACTATTTGATCAGTACTATCTTCCATGTAAATAGAAAAAGTACACCTCCCATTGGGATGGTCTATGGGCAGCTCATCTTTAGGAAACACTCCAGCCGGAAGCGAATTGTCATGTACATCTTCTGCATATCCAATACAAATCGGGCACACATTATGACCAGATGTGAGCCATCGATACCCTAAAAAGAACGGATTGTCTTTTGTTGTTCTCACAAAACTCTGCTGATAGGCATGGCTGACAAGGGTTCTAGCCAATCTTTGAGCATTGTAATCAACCACTTTAGAGGATCCAGGATAGAGCTTACCCCAATCCCAGGGTTTTAATGCCGAGGGATTGACGTAAATCTCAAGCTGTTTTGCAATCTCATAAGAACTCTTGTTTTCTGCCACACCTTTCGCAATGATGTCATAGATATCCTGCTGAGACTTTTTGGTGTGTGCCCAAATAGCTTTTGACAGCGTCCAGCTTGCGTCATACACCTGTCCCGTTGTGATTGCCTGGACGACGTCTGACGGAACAAAACTGTAAGCCCCTTTTACACTTATCCCTAAACCATTAAGGACGGAATTTGCGTCTTTTACGACCGCTGTAGCAGTAGCAGAAATATTGGATTTTATTGTGCTCTCTACATCAGAGCCAATCTTTTCCATTTCTTCATTTAGGTCTTTTCTCATCTGACTGAGGTATTCTCTTCTAATGACAGAGGAAACATTGTCTTTACCCTGAAGAGATTTTTCCCAGTCCTTCACATCTTCTACTGCTTGCTGATAGAGCTTTTTTATATATCTCTGTTGCTGGATTGTCAGCCTTGAACGAGTTTTTTCTGCAGTCAGCAATCGTATCTCTGGCATAGACTACACCTCCACCATATCACCATTTGTTGTAGGCATATATGTATCTTCAAGCATCTGCCGTTCAAGAGCAATCTGTTTCAGTTCAGCCTGAATTTCTTCATCTGTGAGATTTCTCCATTTTTTCATGTAAGATTTTCTGCTCATCGTCTGAGCTTCAACTTCGGAAAGATCAATTGTCTTTTCTTCCTGCTCATCTTCAGGGAGAGGATAGTTGTTCTCAACCCTGATTTCATAGGGAATGTCGGGAATCTCATAGTTGTGTTGATCGTATCTCATAAGTACATCCGCACTCTTGGGATAGAGCTTTGAACCCTCAATGATGATTTCGGCAATGTATTCAAGAGCCGGAGTCCAGGTAAGCATCTTTTCATTACACCGAACAATCAAGCTCCAATAGAGAGCCTTGAGAGTCTTGCCAGAGGTAATCACACCCTGCAACTTCTCACTGTTGATGTTAGGAATCTCAAGGCTGCTGTACATTGTATTCTCAATTCTATCCAGAGTAGTCTTAAGAGCATTGGAATAATTCATCCCAGCTTCAAGCATGCCCACCTGAGCTGTTTTAGGATCAGAAGTATTCTGTTCGGACTGAATATCCCAGAAAGATCCAGGAGAGGAGCTCAAATTCTTGGTGCTGCTCTGGCTTGCATCAATGGCATATCTAATAGGGTTCATGCTCTTTCTTTCGGAGTCCATATCAGCATTTGCCAACTTGCTGTAATAAGCTTCATAATCTACCTGATCTGCAATGTCACTGCAACCTCTTGTATCATTGCTTAATCCATCATTGAGAATAACAACAGCAGGAATTCTCTTGAAAAGTGTCTTCGTCTTCTCAATTCTTCCCTCTTCTTTGAGCTCTCCTGTACCAGAATAGAGAGATTCCTCTACATAGCAATACCCGTCTTCTTCCATCTCATATATCTTTTTCTTAATGACCTGATCTGATTTGTTCGTGGCATCCTGAAGAATGTATATAGCAACAATTCTATCAAGTGTATCTCCTTTGAACCGATAGAGAAATTCTGTAGAACTCAGGAATGTAGCTGTGATTCCTTCTGTATCACTGAAATTCAGCATACAAGCAACTCTCTTGCCAATAAAACAGTCTTTTGCTGCTTTTACGAGCTTTGAATTGATATTCAATCTCCTGAGAGCACAGCTGAGAAAATCATTCAGATTGGTATTCTCTTCCTTTTCCTTATCACTCATGTTAGAGGTGTCAGGATTGATTGTAAAGGTAGGAGGTATGCTGAATAAGAATCTCGCTTCCTTATTGATAAGATCCGCTGCTTTCTTATAAGCAAGGCAAGAAGCAACATAATCACCGGATGTACCCTCTGTAGAAAATTCTGCACCGAGATAGTAGTCATCATAGAATCCCATGATTTCGCTGACTTCCTGATTGAAATCATTCTTTAAGGATCCCTCAAGCTCTGTTCCAAACACACTATAAGGAATCTGGGTGTATGCTGTTACTTGTGTGACTTTTCCATCAATGTCTGATCTGGCTCTCATTTAATCTCTCCTCCTTTCTACACCCTCTTAGTGTATTTGAGGTTGATCCAGCCGATTCCACTCTTCAGCTTACCCCATCCATTCTGTTCTGCTACAATCGTGTATGCATTGTTATCATTATACCACAGACACCCAGTAGAAGCTGCCTTTGCAGAGGGAGTCTTTCTGATCCAGAGAACATCACCCTTTGCCACGTTGGCAACCTTTATTTTATAAGGGACACCGGATGTGCCTGTGGCGTCCTGTGGTCCGGATACAGACGTTCCATTAACAGCAGCCTGTAAATCTGCCTTGAACGTATTCCAAATAGGTGTGGATGACACATCAGGCTCAGGACAGATCTTTCCGGTTACATCATAGTGTCGCAGCACATTGCTGATAGGGATGTTGTACTCTTTCATAAGGTAAGCAAAGAGCTCAATCGCTGCTTTCTTGGTAGCTTCGGTGTAATACCAACGACCGGAAGCATCTCTTCTCACACACAACTCAACTCCGATAGAGTTAGAATTTCTGCAATATCTGTGCTTGTATTTCTTAGCTCCAACATGCCAGGCAACGTCCTTATCTTCAACGCAGTGCCAAATCTCTCCATTATGACCAACGAAATAATGAGCAGAAGCTCCTATATAAGTATCTCGGAAGTGCTTGCAGTTTGCGAGAGCTCCTCCTGTTGCTCCAACATAGTGCTTGACAAGATATTTGATCTTGCCAACACCTCTGTTGGAGACTGAGCGATTCACGTTGGTAATCATCTTATTGATCACAAGATCACTCATCTTCATCTACTCCTTCCGTTCCGTTGAATCCCATGTCCTCTCCGTCTGCCACCTCAGGAATACCAGCAATAGAAGTTGCCACAGAGATGATACCGGAAAGAACGGATGCGCTGGCTACCATCGTCCAGTTCACATCACCCATCACAGCAGCAGTGCCAATCATAGCAACAAACGTCTGAGCCATGGTCTTGACAGCTCTTACAGCAGCAGCTTTCGCCCACTTCTTAGTGTTTACAGATACTTTGAATACACAATTTCTAAACATATGTCTTCCTCCTTATTTTACACCGAATTTTTCGGCATCTTTCTTTTTCAGAACAACAGGTAACTTGTTTCTGGGAATTTTCACAAGCACATCTCCGGCTTTTGCCAGCACAGAGCCACTCGCTGAGTTAACTGTAGCAGATTCAACTCTACCATCCTGAGTGTATGTGATGTTTTCAAGAGCATCTCCTGCCCAAGGCGGAACTCTTGATTTTCCCATAGTGTAATACTCTACTTCCATCTCCATCATCCTCCTTTCTTACTGTTAGAAGCTCTTTCTTTCACATTTGCTACAGTGTATCCATCTAACCCGTACCAGATAGCAGAAAAGGTATGGGGATCGATATTGAATTCATCAAGAACAAGTGTCCCATCAGGTTTTTTGAAATATGTAAGAGTGCTACACTCTCTATTCGTGTTAGGGCAATCACTGCTACAAATGATACGCTTG